AACCTCGTAGAAAATTAGGTTAGGTTGTTGTGTTTCCGTTGGGTCTGGCACGTCGCTTGCCGCCTTTCTTGGTTGTCTTTTTTACCGTAGCGGGGACGTGTTGCGTAGTGGTGGATATCCCAAATGCGGCTTGGAACGCGGCCCGTACACGGTCCGGGTTGTTGGCCATGCCTTGGCGTATCTCGATATGGAACCAATCCCCGCCGGGTGCCCCGTGGATCGTGGGCCGGGCATACCTAACCCACGCTTGGTAATTGTGGGCTTTTAGGGGTTGTGCGTCCACTCGATCTACACGCCACCCGCGGCCGTGCGGGTCCGGGAAATAGTCCAATACGCATTGGACACCCAATAGTTCCCAATTGTCCAACACGGTGTTTAGCCACGTTAAGGCCCGTATTCGTGCATTGGGTACGCCTAAATTTCGTGGTGGTATGCGACGGTAGGACAAATCCATGGCTACGCCACGTGCATGGTTTGAGATCTGCCCTCGAGTGGTTGCGGATCCGGTGCCCCGTATGTTTCTAAACGCGTAGTGGCCGTTGTTCCATACCGCGCCACCGCTTGTTAGTTCGGCTTGTTTTACCCACTCGATCGTCCCGGGTAGTGGGCCGGATACCACCGAATAGCCGGGGACCTTGTAGATAGGCATTACTTTTTAGGCGGCTCTTTTTCTACGAACAAACACGCGGTGTTTTCGTTGCCAAATCGGGTGCTAATCCACGCCATGAGTGCAGACGCTATGGGGATACTTAACGCAATGATTTGTGGATCCACGTTGTATTTGTGGGCTATGTAACTACCTAACGCGATAACGGCACCTTTTAGGGTTTGGTCCGCGGTTTGTAGTTGCGCGTTCTTGTTCATGGTGCCGGCGGGTATGGGTTGGCCGCTTTAATTTCCGCTACCGCTTGCCGCCATGCGGCCTCGGTGCCGTCACCGCGTTGCCACTCGAAAAACAACCCGTCCGATTTAGCCTCATATTGGGTTCGGCGTGTCTTTTCCACAATTTCGCATTGGTTGGTGTAATTCACTTGCGGCCATGCCGCGTCCAATTCCGCTTGGGTTGGTTTCGGGGTATCACTAAACCATTCCAATGTTGCGTAATCGTTGTTGTTAATCGCCCATTGTGTACCGGGGTAATTCGTTTCTAAAACCAATGCGTAATCCGTCATGGTGTCACCTCATAAACCGTAATGCTCGACGCGCCCCGCGTCACGCTCGCGTTGTCGCTGTCGGTACTCGAATAATTGACACGCACGGAACCGCTAGTACCGGCGCGGGTTTGTACCGCGTAGGTAGTTGGGGACGTGGTGGCCGGGCTATCTAGGTACACAATGCTTGCCGATAACAACATGTTTTCCCCGTCGAAACCTGAATAGCCACCAAACACCGCGCTAATTCGACTGCCGGCGGTAGTGCCAACGTAGGCGGACGTGTTACCGCCATTTAACTTAAAATGGCCCCACGGTGTTGCCTCACCAATACCGTGCGCAATTTGGGCAACCACCAACACTTTGTTGGACGCGCTAGTAGGTGTGATCGCAACGGTTAGCCCGGTTACGTCCACGAACGTGGCACTTGTTGTAGTAAATGTGTCGGTTTTGGCGGTACTTTTAATTTGGACCACCGCGCTAGTGCTAGGGCCAAGCGTGGCCCACGTCGAACCGTCGTAATACTGCACCACGTTGGTGTCCTCAAGGTACGCTAATTGGCCCTCGGCCAACGTCTTTTCGCCGGTGCCACCAAACGCCGCGTCTCGGGCCGTGCTATCTGCAAATACGGGAACACCGGTTCGTGCGCTTTGGTTCATTTGGTCCGCGGTTAGGACCTGAGACGTTACGAACGTGGGGACGGTTGTTTGTGCATTGGCACCCATAACGCAATCCTAACCCAACACGTTGGTGCTATCTAGCACACCGTACACCAGATCGTCCAAAACTAGGTAATACACCACGGTGGTGTCCGCGGTGTAAAACGTAATGGTGTGGCCACCGTCCAACGAAATATCCCCGGTAATGCCCTCTACGGACAATTCGCTACTAATCGTGCCGTAATTCGGCACGTCCACCGTAATAGTGATCGTGTCCCCAATGTCCACGGTTGCCACGGTGTCGCGTTGGGCCTCGGTAAGCATGGCCAAATTGGTGGTTAGTGCGGTTAGCCGTGGGGACGGGTACGGGGTTAGTAGATATTCGGCGGCGGCGGTTATCTGGCCGGCCACGTGTAATAGGGAACTCGACACGTCCCGGGTTTGTACGAAATAGGTGGTTTGGCTGTCCGTGTCCTGATCCGTAGCCGTGGTGCCGTCTAATGCGGTGACTACGGCCCGGTTTACTACTTGCCGTGCGTCGAATTGGATCTCCACGTTTCGGTATTTGTAATCGGTGCCCTGATCGCTAAACACCGCCACCGAACCGCTAAGCGTGGGACCGGTACGGTTTTGGAACGTTAGTACCCCGTCCGCGGACATAAACAACCGCCCAAATTCGGCGGTGTCGTTTATCTGTTGCAAATATTCCAACACGTTGGTGCCGGCCGCAACGGTAAACGCGCTCGAGTGCCCCAAATCCACGGTGCCGGTGGCAATGCTTGTAGTGCCGGTGTAGTTCACCTCGGGCAACGCCAACACGCTATTTATGCGTTGCCCGGACGTTTGCGGGGTTACGTTTAATTGTTCTATGAACGTGTTGGCTAGTAGCCAAAAATCGTCCACGCAATTAACCGTTACAAGGTTTTGGCGGTCCAAATTGTATTCGTAATCGTAACTTTCCACGATCCCGTTAAATAGTTCGGTTGTTTCGCGTAACACTTTTACGCGCCGCATTGGGGCCAACCCGGGTGCGTCGCTCGCCGGATCGTAATAGGGGCTTGTATCGTCGTACGGGTTGAGTATGCCGCCGGCCAACGTGTCGTTGAGCGTAAATGACATGGTGCCGGCCCCGAATTGGTCGAACGGTTGTTGGCGGCCTCGAACGTAATTAACGCCTAGGACGTAATCGGTTATGTCCGCAAATTGCACGTTAGGCCCCAACGTGTATTCCGTATTGCCCAATACGCCCTTTAGGGGATCGTCCAAACGGAAACTATTGGTGTCCCAACCGGTGTCTAATAGCACCGTGTAGTCCCCGGCGGCGGATACTACGCCGGGCACCTATGCCACCCGTATGTCAATCGCGCCGCTACGCCGGTTGTATTGCCGTAACGCGTTTACCAATTTGTCCGGTAGGGACGCGTCCGCCAACGTCGAGTAAACGTTTACGGTGATATTGCCGCCCATGTTGGCCCGGTTTAGGGGTATCACGGCCTCGGGGCCGCGTTCTCCAATCATGGCCAACGTTGGATCTGTAACTATGCCACCCTCGGCCAATAACGGAATTTTCGGGACGCTGAACCCTTTACCGCCGAACCCGGGCACCCAATCAGGAACCTCAAACGACAATTTGCCTACGCTGTTGTTCCACAATGACGCAATGCCGTTAAATATGGATTTGTAGAACCCCAACACCACGTTTAGGTAACCCTTAATAAAATCTACGCTCGCGGTAACACCCGCTTTAATACCCTCGAATAACGCTTTGACACCGTTTCTAAACGTCTCGGAATTCTTGTAGGCAATCACAAACGCGGCCACCAACGCACCGATAGCGATCACCACCAACGCAATGGGGTTGGCGGACATAACAAGGTTTAACGCGAATTGTGCGGCCTTAACCACTATTAGCGTGGCTTGGTACACTTTCATGGCCGCGTTGGCGGCAAGTACCGCAACCGCAAGGCCGGCAATTACGCCGCCCAATATCACTATTACCGTTGAGTTTTCGCGGGCAAAATCGGCAACCTTAACCATTACCGCGGTAAGTTTGGCAAATAGCGGCAACAAAATAATGCCGATACTTTCGGACAATTGGCTAAACGCCACTTTCATTTTGTCGCTATCGTTCGCGGTTGCCTCGGCCGTTCCACCTACTTGCGTTTCTATGGCCTTTAACACCATGTCTTGGGCCTCTAATAATTTGTTGCTCTCGACAAGGGTTTGGATTTTCTCTTTTTCCTGATCCGTAAACGTGACACCAGATTTAGCCAACGCGGTAATGCCCTTAATCGGATCTTGCAACGCTTTACCTAGTTGCACCGCGTTGGTGGCCGCGTCACCAAACCCGGCCGCGCCCATGTCAATGGCGGCTTTCGTTGCTCGATCAAACGCGCCGCCGGCCGTGTCCGCACTCTTGGCCAATTGGCCAAACGTTAATAGTTTGGCTTGGGCCAATTTAATTTGGTTTTGGTCCACGCCGGTAGCCCGGGCCGTGGCGTTGGCGTACTCAACAATGCGGTTATTTACCTTTTCGGTTGTCTCACCAAATAGGCCCATGCTTTCGTTAATTTGGGCTATTCGTGCGTTGGACGTGGCGGCGGCCTCACCGGCGGCAATGGTGGATTTGGCCATGACGGCCACGGCACCCAACGCGGCGGCGGCGGGTAGGGCCGCTTTTTTTAACGCAAATTGGGCCTTTTGGCCGGTGGTTTCGAGTTGCTTAAATTCGGCAATGGCTTTTTTAATGCCCTTGCCCTCGAACTCGGTGATAATTGGGATAGATACGGCCATTACTTAACCAATCTACTATTGGCCTCGCGTTGGATAACGTTTACAACGCTTTGTAGATCGCGTTCTACTTGGCCTTGGTTGCGTTCGTATGCCGGCCACATAATGCGGGACGCACGGCCAAACCGTGTTTCCAATCGGGTGGCCAAATTGTTGGCGGACGATCTGCCCGCCATGTCGAACACCTCACCTATGGGGGATTTCATTACTACGGCAAATACGGCCATTGCCCCACGTTTTCGGTTGCTAAACCGGGTAGTAATGGTTTTGCGGACCTGTTCGCTACTGAACGGGGTTAGCCGGCCGCCTTGCCAATTGCGACTAAAACCGCTTATTACCGTGTTGGGCACCGCATTTTTAGCGTCCGCTACCACGCTTGCCGTGATCTGTTTAACGTCTTTTTTAATTTGTTTGGCTAACTCGGGTTCCATTTTGTTGAGTTCCCGCAACGTTTCCTTAACGCCAACAACGGTTACGGTGGATTTAGCGGCCACGGCTTGCCCGTTCCATTTGGCGGTTTTGTTCGTTTAGCACACTTACAACGGTAGCCATGTCGTATTCGTCAAATTCGACGTTTGGCGGCCACCACCCGGTTGCCACCAATATTTCCGCTAATCGGCGGCGGTAGCCGCCACCGTAGGGTTTGTAGGGCCGCTATCCACCGGCATAGGTGCCCCGTCTAGCGCGGCCTCATAATCGGCCAACGATAGGTTCGAGTGTTCGGCCTTGGTGCGTTGCAACGCATACCACGTAAGCACCACCATGTCCGTGGCGCGTAGATCCGTGGACAATTGGCCCATGGAACGTTTGGTATGCCGTTCCCAATTCAGTACGTCAATAAAACGGGTTTCCACGCTTACGGTTGTTCCCTTAATAGGAATATCCCACTTAATAATCACGTCGCTAGCCAATCACCCGGGTGTTATGACGTTGCCGCGGCGTAGGTGCCGCCGGTGAACGTTAGTTGGACCTCGCCCAATTCGCCAAGGTTCGCGGCCAACACGTCCATGGCCTCAAGGTAAGTGTTCGTTAGCGAAAACTTGGGGTTGGTTGCCGATACCGCGGCACCGTCCACCGGTGTGCACTCAACGTAGCATTGCGTCCCCACCAACGGTTCTAACGTTGCGTACACCTCGGCGGCCTCATAGGACTGATTAAACGTCACAACCAATTGGTTGCTATTCATGCCGGCCTGATAGAACCGGTCCCGGCTTGCCATGCTCGAACTCTCGAGCGCGTCCGCTTGGCGCGTCAGTACGGCAGACTTTGCGAACTCGGACAGATCAACGGACGATCCGCTAGACGCACCGATTTTTACCTCAGGTGCAGAGTAGTAAACGGTTTGTGGCATTGCCATGGGTTAGTCCTCGCTTTTCGTTGTTACTTTTTTAGCACGTTTCGAGCCGCTTTGCACGTCACCGTTGGGGACGATAGCCCCAATTTTGAGTAGGTAATAGAAATCGTCCAACGGGAAATTGGCGGCCGGTACCACGTCCCCGGGTTGTTTGTCGCTAAATGCTTTGGTTACGCGGTAGGTACTCATGGCCCTATTTTAGCCCCAATGGTTAGTTCGTAAGACGC